GGCCTGGCAGTCCATCAAGAAGGGTCTTCCGGATTCGTGCGAATGCATGGCCGGTCCCTTGATGGAGAAGCTTGTGGAGGGGGTTCGTCGACCTAGACGTCAACTCCCCGTCGGTTACCTGCGTTTTGTTGCCCAGCAAACGTCCCGCCTTTTTTCTAAAGGGTGGGATCTGGGCTACGAGGAGCAGGTTCTCCTCACATCTCCGCCGCTTAGCGCGACGACCGACTCGACTCGCTCCGAGGGAGGCGCATTAGGTACCGGGATTGACCATGATAGTTTCCTTACGGAAGCTCTCAGTGGTCCTTCTCGGCCTGATCGCCCGGCCCCGGAAGCCGAGTTGATCGTCGTCCAGTCAGCTGGGAAACCTCGTCCTCTGACGAAGTTCTCATCCGATGAGCTTCTCCTCCGACCGCTTCACAAGACAATCTACAATCACCTCTCGAGGTGTAAGTGGTTGTCCCGAGGCGATGTATCGGATGATGGGCTTGCGAAAGCGGGGTTCCACCAAGGGAAGGGTATCCTCACATCAGGCGACTACGCTTCAGCTACCGACAATTTGTCGATTGAAGTCGCAGAGGTGATCTTGGGTACTATCCTTGCCTCTTCCACTGTTCTTCCTGCCTCCGTCACTGAGAGAGCAATGCAGATTCTCCGGCCGATCCTCTATTGGGTCGACGGTCCGTCAAGTTGCTCTCTTTCGTCGAAGAAATACGTCGGTCGTCCTTCCATTGGACAGATGATGGGCTCTTACCTCTCTTTTCCTCTGCTCTGCCTGCAGAATCGCATTGCGTACTTGTACGCGATGCGATGCTCAGGGCTTAGCTGGAAAGAGACGGTTTCGGCCCCCTGTCTGATAAACGGGGACGACATACTATTTCAATCGACGAAGGAGGCGTCGGATGTGTGGATGGAGAAAGTCGGGGAGCTTGGGCTCGAGGTCGAGCGAACAAAGACTTCTGTGGACGATGAGTACGGTTCTCTGAACAGTACTCTATTACGTTTTGTAGGTGGCTACCTTCGGGTCGTGCCTACATTGCGTTTTGGTCGTCTGCGGTCGTCTGAGTTCGTGAACTCGCTTGGCAGGGAGTTTTCCTTGTTTCTTGCAGGTGTTACCAGTAACCAGCGCTTCCGCA